GGAGAGGGTGAGAATATTATCGAGGAACTGTTGAAATTCAGCTATACCTCAGAGGACCTGTCCGAAGGTATAAATTCAGGATCTGAGATAATCATATATAACATACCATACTTCTATGCCATAAGGGCGGAAACCGTGGACAATTACGAAGACCTAATCAATAACATAAAGGAACTTATCTGATGGCAGTTAAATACAAATACTTGCCAGTAGAATCTGGCGGCTCAACAGTAGAGAAGCTCATCGCGAGAAAGAACAGCCCAAAGCTGCCAGGTGGAATCCTGGGCAAGGTAATGCTGGAATATGAAGATGCTAACCCTGGCGATCCAGGCGTTGATATATTCATCCCCATCCTCCCACCATTCCATAAGAAGTATAATAACCTCCTGGACCGGGAAGAGTTTGCTGCACACCTGGAAAAAAGAGAGGCTGAGATAGAAGCAGCAACATATGTGCCTCCAGAGATCCCACTAAAAGAAAACCCACCGTCTGCTGAAAACCGATATGAAGAGCCTGAAATTGAAGTGGAACCAGAGCCAGAGCCAGAACCTGAGCCTGAGTTTACACCAATCATTAGAGAGGCCCCTAAGCCTAAGAGAAGGCCAGTCAAGGAGATAAAGAAACCTGGTGGGCTCAAATTCGAAGAGTTCCCTTACACGTTCTCCCGTCCCGGAGAAACCATTGAAGCAGTGATCCGCCTCTACAACGATATGAGCGTGAGTAGAGAAATCATCAACAAACTGGTGTATGAATTCAGCCAGCTTAACCCTGACGCTAACCCTCCAAAGTTAGGTCAAACTGTACAGATCCCTGTTCTGTTGCCTTTCACATATAGGCACTTGAATAAAAACAAGATTTTCACAGACGAATAACACATAAATAAGAGGAGTAATGAAATGACAACGAAAGTAGTGCACCTGAAACTGACAAACGGCGAAGAGATAATCGGCAAGGCTGTCGATACAGCAAAATCAGAAACCCATCTAACTTTGGAAAAGATTAGATCGCTGACCATCCAAGCAACAGGACAAGGGCAGGTAGGCATTGGCATGATTCCATTCATGGTGGGTAACCCGGATGGGGCCATTAAGATACCAACCAAACACATACTTGGTGAACCTGTAGAAGATACTCCAAAGGCTATCGAGGATGCATACCTACAACAGGTTTCAGGGTTAGCATTTGCAACACAGGGAGCAGCACCTAAAGGTAGGGAAATCATAACCTAATGGCAATTGTCGTCTACAAATGCAATACATGTAAGAGGGAAATAGAACTCCAGCGCAATGTGAATGGGCTGGAGGCGGTAGGCCGTTGCGTCATCACACATGGATGTCGTGGCAACCTATACCAGATAGACCTATTCCCTGATTACATCCGTGGAACTATCCCAGATCCAGTAACTGGTCTCGATGATTGGAAACAGCGCAAGGTCCTACATGACCATGAGCAGCCAATCGAGCGAGATGTCTGGACCATCGTGCATAACATGGGTGTAGTTCCATCTGTATCTGTATTTGTGGACCGACCAATCCAAGGTGATCCAGACAATCTGGAAGAAATTATACCAGACGATATTACTGCGCTGAGTGATAATGTTCTCCAACTCACGTTTGAGCGACCATGGTCTGGTATCGCACAACTCGTTTCCAAGCAGTCTGATCCTAATCTTCTCAGACCTACAGAAAGAATCTTCGTGGAGGAAGAGACGCCCTTCCAACTCTCTAACCAAGGCGAGATATCTATCGCTACCCGGATCTATCCAACTGATCCAGTGGCGGACCTTTCTGGACCTATTGTCACATTACTGGTTGAGTACAGCTCAACAACAGGAAGTGTCATCACGGAGCTATACAGCGCAGATAACCAACCTTCCCTACTATCACCATGGCAGGGGTCCGCGTATGATCGCATCGTCGTCAATGTTAAATCGGCAAGACAGCCGTTCACAGTCCGGTCCTTCAACGGCATTACAACAGAGATGACAGTCGGCAACATCGATTCTGGTTCAACATTCAAGTTCACAGGGATCGACCCAACCGGCAGCGGCTCCAGTTTTAGGGAGATCCAGAAGGGTGAAGTTCTGATCTTGCTTGCATCAGAACCCTATGGTATAGTCGATAAGATAACAGATCAATATATAGATGTCGCCGATGTGACGGCGGACAACAACCCGTTTGGCTTTTTCTACAACAACGGGGAGTTCTTTGCAACCCCAGACATTATCACCAATGTCTTCCCGGCAATATTAAATGTTGACAACTGAGAGAAGTAGGACTATACTTCTCATTCTGCGATCCCCCAACCTAATAATAACCAGGGGGAATAATAAGAAGAATAATGAAATTAACTGCTGAAAAACAAAAGCATTTGCTCGATAACCTATTGTCTTCAAAAGACATTTTCTCAAAATGCCAAAGCATCGTTGAGGCCGAATACTTCAATCCGGAGTTTTCCCGGACGATTATATTCGTAAAAGACTATTTTAATCAATACCATACGATACCTAACCCGACCCAAATTGAAGCCAATACAGGTCTCAAGGTAGTAACGCGTGAGGTAACTCTCGACGAGGCTACCTACACGGTAGACGAGATTGAAAAGTTCTGCAAATACATGGCATTAGAGAAAGCCATCCTGAAGTCCATCAACTACGTCCAAGCGGGCGACGGGGCAAAAGTCCAAATGTTGGTCCAGGATGCACTCAAAGTGGGCCTCAACCGCAACATGGGCCTGCGCTACTTCGAAGACCCGGAGAAGCGCCTGGAACGTATGCTTAACGAACCTCATACCATATCAACCGGTTGGAAGGATGTTGATGATGCTCTCTTCGGGGGATACTCCCGGAAAGAATTGCTGCTGGTATCGGCTAACTCGGGTGGCGGTAAATCGCTCACTCTATCTAATATGGGCCTCAATGCCCTGCTGGCTGGGCATGATGTACTCTACATCTCGCTAGAGCTAGCAGAGGATATCGTCGCTCAACGCTTTGACACGATGATCACGGGCGTATCTAGGCGAGACTGGAAGGACCATATCCATAAGATAGTTACGGGCCTACAGATCGTCTCAGACGATGATAGCATAGGAGCCCTGGATATCGTTCAACTCTCTTCCGGAACCACAGCCAATGACATTCGTGGTTATCTGGACGACTTCTATCTGTTCCACCAAAAGATGCCGGATATTCTGATCCTGGACTACATCGACAAGATGGGGCCGAATGAGAAGATGAATGTCTCAGATGTTTGGAACAAAGACAAACTCTGTTCTGAACAGTTGAGAGACATTGGTGTAGATCACAACATGGCAATTCTTACAGCTTCCCAGCTCAACAGAGACGCCGTGAAAGCATCTACCCACGATCACACCCACATTGCTGGCGGTATCAGCAAGATCAACGAGTGTGATATATACTGGTCCATTCTAATGGATGAAATCAAACGCGGGCAGGAAATCTGCGAATTCAAGTTACAGAAGACAAGAAACAGTGATGGAGTTGGTAAAACAATCATACTGAAGTGGGATTATAAATACCTAAGAATACTTGACGCAGAGGATAAACAAAAGCTCTTCTTTGATGCAAACAAGAAAGATGGTGTGACAACTTTCAATAATCCACCAAAGAAGGAAAATGTGGATGCCGATGCGGGAAGCATCACAAACATGATTGATGATGTCAATCGTTACGACCCATTAAAATAATGACTAACATAGGAGCATAACACAAATGGCTAAAACAATAGACCCGGTAAAGGTCCTCAACATTGACGAAGTTCCATACGCAGTAGACTCGATGTCTGACGCAGTAAAGGAACAGGTAGAAGTTTTCAACGGCTGGAATCAGGATGAAGCAAATCTCCTGGACGAAGTTCGTAAGATTCGTGCCGCCAAGAACGATCTGTCTCGACAGATTATCATGCAGGTCCGTAAAGAGAAGGAAGAAGCCGAAGCAGAGGTTGCAGCCGCAGCCGCAGCAGAAGCACCTAACACTGACGATGCCGTCTCCGGTGAAGACCAAGCACCAAGCGTAGACTAATCTCTCGCTGTTGACCCTCTAAAGGCCCCATTTATTGGGGCCTTTTGTATTCCCCCCTTCTTTTTCCTCTAAATATTAAATAGATGTATTTTATGGGTTAATTTCCCCGTAATCATAAATATGTGAAAATGCTTTGGAGAAACATATATGACCATCCTGCAAGATCTGTTAGACGAAAACGCCCTGTTTGGGGGTGGTGTTGTTCGTCGCAACAAAACTAACAATAAAAAACTGTCTGATGCATACAGATTAGATCCCACCACGATCCCAACCCCACAGTCCAATTGGAGCTGGAGAGTCCTGGGAGAAATGATGGATTCTAACCTGAAAGGCCAGAACCCTGAAAGCACGTTCGATCCTGCAGATGTCATGTCTAAGCTGCGTAACGCAGAGAAGCAAACTGACACCGATGAAGATACCGTTCCTTTTGGAATGGAAGATGAAGACGGTAATGTCATCAAAGTCTACGTCCGTGCAGACCAGGCCGATGAGTTCGAGACCGCGTTGGGCTCAATGTTAGCTGGTGAGGATGAAGAAGGCGACGATGATGACGAGATCGATGCCATGGAAATCGCAGAGGTTCTCTTCAAGATGAAAGACAAGTTCGATATCGTCGATGTTGAATGGCCAGAGATCGAAGGCGATGAGGAAGAAGAACAGCAGATGGCACCACAGGCTGGCGGACAAGGCGGAATGCCTGGCGAAGGCGGCGAAGGAATGCCCGGTGAGGGC